TTAAAAAACTATATTTTGAACTATCTAATAAATTGTATAAATAAAAGTAACCACCTAAATTACTTGTACTTGGTTTTGAATAAACATCTGTTCCTATATAAGATGCGTTACTATTTCTGTTTTCATTAAATGAACCACTTGATAACATTCTAAGACTTGCATATTGATAACCTGCACTTTCAAATGTTACACCATTATCATTAGAAAATTTAAATCTTATTTCTGTTTGTGCTGTAAAAGTAACATTACTCATTTGTACTAAATAAACATCATAAGGATTATTAGCTAAGTTTTTAAAATCTATTGTACTTGGTGTACCACTAACATTTTCTGTTTCAATAAGTTCTAATGAGCCACCCCAACTACCATCTTTAGTAAGCTGTAGTATTTCACTAGGTGTATATGTACCAGTATTTTGTTTTACGTTATTAACTTGTTCGCCTATATAGGGCATAAATACCCCTTATGTTTGTTTCAAATAAGCTATGTTGAAATCTACGCTTGATGCTGCGCTAGCTAAACCTTGTAAAGTATCGCCAGTTTCTAATACAATTTTTGTATTCATCTCAATAGTTGCTCCAAACGGAAGAGATACATCATTAAGAATCTTTCTTAATGAACCACCCGATTTGGTAACACTTAAATCAACGGTTACGTCAGCGCTTGACCCACTAATGTTAGCAAGATAGATACCTATTACAGTTTCGGTCGTTGAAGAAGCCACTGCATCTAATATTGCAGTAGAACCTGTGCCTAAAACGCCCTGTTCGCTATGTAGTGTATCAGCCATTTATGTTCCTTTCTTATGATAATGCTATAACTAAACCTAAACTAACACCCGATGGTATTGCAGCTACTGCTGTATCGACAGCATCTTTAACTGCTGCCGAAGTTGGTATAGTCGTATCATTATCATTACTTGATATTCCTTCTGATTCGGTTACTAAAGTTGCAGCTGCTATTTCTGACGTAGTTACTGCTAAGTTTAATTTAGATTGTGCTATTGCTGCGCCGCCTGCAATGTTTGAGTCAACTAAACCTGCAACATCTAATGTGTATGTGTTTGACCCATCATTATAAGTAGCTGTTAATCCGCTACCATCTTGAAAAACATCGTTTAATCTGTCATCTACTCTTTCATTTGTAAAGTAAAGATTAGATGAACCTTCAGATACGTCATCTGTATTTCCACTAAGTTCTGATAAAGCATCTTTGCTTTGTACTTGTGAATCAACATAAGCTTTTGTAGATGCGTCTTGCGCAGCTGTCGGGTCTGCTACACCAGTTATTTTTTGTGCGTTCATTGCTAAAGCACTTGTTGGCGCGGCAAAATCATGTATTTTATTAGCTGTTGTTGTCGCTCCTACTTGTGAAGCTGTAACAGTGTGCGGATTAGAACTTGATGATGTATGTGTAGTTAAGTTACCACTTGTCGCTAATCCTGCTTCCGATGCAGTTTGGTTAATCCATTCTGATGTGCCATTGTCATAAGCTAATACTTCATTATCAGCTACTGATGTAATAGTTACATTAGTTAACTCCCCTAAAGTATCTAAGGATAATAGCTGTGTATCTACATAATTTTTAGTAGCTGCATCTTGTGCGGATGAAGGGTCTCCTAAGTTTGTAATCTTTGCTGTTGCTGCATTCATATTTGCAACAAGTGTTAGCGTATGTCCAGTTTTTACAGTTACCGTAGTACCTGTTGAACCCGCTATAGTATCTACATTTAATTCACTCATAATAATCTAAGTCTTCCTTGTACGTTCAAAGTTTTTGTGTCATCAACAGTTATCGGGGCTACAAGCATGTAGTTTTCTCCACTTGATAGTGTTGTGTCAGTTGCTATGTTAGTACCATTTTTGAATACACCTTGTTTTTGTACTCCTTCTATTCCTGCATCAATGTTATTTAATGCTGCTTCGCTAAGAGGTGTAACACCAGCTTGCCAAGTTGTTTGCGTATAATATCCGCCTACATTAGCCAATAGTATCTGTCCTTTCTATCTGTATAGATTCTACCGCAGTTTTGGTTCTTGAGTACAAAACTCTTGCATAAAGTGTGCCGCTATCTGTTGTTGCACTTGCAGTACTACCACTAAAAAAACCTATCTCTGCAATTGTTCCTACTGCTTCTTCGGGCGCTACATAAAGATTAGTGACTGTCACTCCCGTACTACCAGCAACTTGTGAAGTAACTGCTTTTCTAAAAGTCTCTGTACCTAGTTGAGTATCGCTTGTAGTAGGCGTAGTGCTGTCTGAACCTATTCCTATGAATTTAATTTCGCAGTCTGTAGACTCTCTTAGCGCTTTTGCTAACAAGTTTTTACCAGCTGATGTAATAGTATTGTTTATAGTATTTTCTTGCACAACATTACCTTTAGCATCAAGTGCCTTAATCTTTATACTTCCTTGCCAATCTAACATACTACTAAACTTCCGCTAACTACTGTTGTACCACTTGGTAATGGACATGCTAATACTGTTTCGGTATCTGCTTCTGTTATTGTACTAGATTCTATACCACCGTCTGCTCTTACAACTAAAACTTCTTCTGTATCAATGTTTTCTGATATTTCAATAAAAGCATCTGATATTTTGTCATCTATATCTCTTATAAATGATTCAAAAGTATATTCGGGTGGAGATGCAACGCACTTTACATCATAGTAAGTTACGCCATTTCTAAATCGTATACGAATAGAATCAATAAGAAATATACCCGATATGTCTTGGTCAGTCATTTCAAAATCTAATACTTGACCTGCTCTTAACCTTGAAGGTGTATTTTTTGTTGTGGTAAAACTTAATAGTGTACTTGTTTGTGCAAATCTGTCTAAGTAACTAGCAGCAACATCTATACCTGCATCTGTACCAGCTATACCCGATTGTGTAGTTGCAGCGTCAACAAAACCTGTAGTGCTGCCACCCTCAAGTGCTTGTATTCTATCTACCTCTGCATCATCTCTAGCTAATGCTACTAACTGATATTGACCTTTATATGTAACCTCTAAAGAATGACCAGTACCTAAAGCAGTATCTGTAAATTCTTGTACTAACTCTGTAGAACCTAAAGCCATATAATAATCTTTATTTGTGTCTAATCCTCTTATACCAACTGTAACTGCAACATAACCGCTACCAGTGTTAACTCTTACTGTTGGTATTTCGTGAAACGGATAACCTACACTAAAGGTCTGTCTTGTTCCATCCCCGATAAAAAACTCTTGTTGTGAATCTGTAATGTTTTTAATATTTGTAACAAACTGGCTATTTCTATATTTAAAGTTTGCCTTATCAAAAAACGGCATAGGTTTAGTTAAAACGTCTGCGCTTCTGACATCAAAACTCGCGTTATTAGAAGTACGTTCATAAAAATGTAACGCTTTATTTTCATCAACATACCAAACGGCATTTGTATATTCAGATAATGTTCGTAATGCTCTATCCCCATTTACATAGTTAAATATCATTTTATCGACTGTAGCTAAGTCATCTATAGTTCCAGCAGTTATACCTTCAGCACTAAATACATTAGTTATTAAATCTCTTACTATTGCACCAGCTGTCATTGTTGTGTAACCCCTAGCAATAATTCTTTTATCAACAAAGAAGTGATTGTCTGTACATTGTAGTTTCCATATACGAGTTGTTGGACTTAGCAGCTGCGCTACTGGTTTAATTATTACGCCTTTAAAGGCTACATGACCGTTAGTGTCTGTAATAGATACTGATTGATACGGCTCAAAACTAAAAAAGTTTCCACCTGCTTTGTCATCAAATATATGTATGATTGCATCTGACCTTCTTTCAGCATTGTCTGTTATAGTTACTTTATTTTCTAAAGCATCATAGTTAGCACCACCAATATTTACAGTGATACTCATTACAGAACCCTAAATCTATTTCCAGTTTGTAATCTGTTATTTATGTCAGCCATTTGTTTATCTATGCGTGCTTCAGCATCTAATGAAGGGTCTATGTTGACTACAACATTTGGAGTTGTTCCGCCTAAGAATTGATTTACAGAGGATGAACGTAAAGCAGATTGGTCAAAAGAATCTAACATTGGTAACACATTTTTGGCTACACTACTCAATGCTAAGTTTTCTGTTGATGATAAATTAATACCACTAGCAGTTTGTATTGTTGGACTGTTAAATAAAGAATTGCCACCACCGCCACCAATTAAGGAACTGTCATCGCCAATACCTGTTTCAGCTGCTCTATCTCCTGCTCCAGTACTGCTGTTGTCATCATTGCCATTGTTATTTCTGCTGCCAGTATTGTTTCTTTCAAAATCTTTAAACATTTGAACCTGCATAAAAGCATCAGTTATACCTAAATCTCTAAATATATCAGATACACCACTTTGTGATATGCCAAGTGTTTGTGCTAAAGCTTCTCTTGCTTCATCTGTAACTCCTTTATCGCTAGCAAAAGCCATTGCAGACTGTACTGCTAATCTTGCGCTTGCTAGTTCTAATTGTTCTTCAGTTGTATCAATTTCAGCTTCGTTAAATGCAGTTCGTTGTTTACCTATTGCAGTATCAATTTTTTGTCTTGCTTGTTCAGCAGATATGTAGGCTTGCGTAGCTTGTGTTGATGTATTAACAGCACTAGCTAAATTCTTTTGTACGTTTGCTAATTCGAGTGTTACATCTTTTGATGTAGCCTGTTCATTTTTTAATGTTCTTAATCTTAGCTCCGCTTGTTTAATTGCTAAGTCTTCCCTTGCAGTTGCTTCATCGCCCATCTCATTTTTAGTATGTATTGCGTCAGCAACATCTAATTCTGCTACAGCTATTTCTAGTTTTAAATCTAAACCTTTTTGTTGTTGTGTTAAAAGCATTTCTTCTTGTTTACGTAATGCTGCTATCTGTGCAAGTTCTACTTCTGTTTGTTGCTCTCCTACGCCACGTTCAGCATTTACAATTTCCATTATCTTTGCACGCTCTCTGTACAGTTCATTTAGCTTGTCTTCTTCGACTTGTTGTCTTTTAACTATTTCATTAGCGTTAGTGACTGCTGTAACTAAGTTCATTAACGCTGTTATTGATTCGTTTTGTATACTTAGTGCATCTAATTTAGCTTGTGTGTTTTTTTGTACTTCTATAGTATTTTTACGTATCTCATCTGATTCTTCTTCTACTGCATCTGCCCCGCCTTCAGTACCAGTTATAAACTCATCTTGTGACCTCGCATAAGCATATTGTGCGTAACTGTTAGCAATAAGGTCTTGTTCTAATTGTTTAATTTCATCATCTAGGTCTTTTACTGCATCTGCTTGAATATAAGAGTTATAAGCGGCAGAGTTACCAGCTTGTAAATTTTCTTTTAATGCACGCTTAGAAGCTATAAGTGCTTCGACTTCAATTTTTTTAGCATCACTAAATCCATAAGCAGCATCTGTTGCTGCGTCAAAAGCTTCAGCTTCCTCTATACCAAGTTCTGCTGCTTCAGCTAGCGCTGCATTCATTGCATCTTGTTTTGGTACACCAGCTGCTATTGCTTCGTTTAATCTATAGATTACGCCTTCTAATGTTTCGGCAGAACGTAGTTCCGCTTCTTGTGCAGTAGTCATTATGCCAAAGTTATTAGCGACAACAGTAATTACAAAAGCTAAAGCTTCAAGTATTGGTATTAAAGTATTTTCTAATATCGCCCCAAGTGTTGTAACAACAACGCTTAATGTACTACCTAAAAGTGATATTAATACATCAATTATTGGCATGAGTGCAGAAATTTGTTGCGCAAGTATTGATAAAACTGGCTGCAAAGATTTAATAAAAGTCTCAACTAAATTAGCTACAGTACTGGCAACTTCTTTAAAAGCTGGCATCATACTTCTAACAACTGGAATTAGTTCTGCGAAAGCTGGTAGTAACGCTTGACCAACTTCTGTTTTGGCTTCTTTAAACTCTGCCTTTAAACTTCTCATTTGGTTTGCTGCGCCATTCATTTCTCTTGATAACTGCCCCTTAATGTGACCCATCTTTTCTTCAACAAGCATAAGGCTGGCGGCAGCTTTTTCTTGGTCTGTCAATTCTTTGACAGCTTCTTTACCTGTCATGTTCATCGCTTTTTGTTCAATTTCTACTTGTCTTAAAACGATACCCATAGATTTAAGCATTTCTCGCTCGCCTGTTAAAGCCTTAGTTATAGCTTGGGCGGGAATTACTGCACCTTCTTGTATGTTCATAAAGGCTGCAAGGTCTCCCGAAAGTTCCATTATGTTTACAGACATCTCTGCTGCTGCATCTGAAGTGAAGCCCATACCTTGTATAATCGAACCAGTTACAGCCATTTGCTGTTGCATCTCTGCTCTTGTCATACCAAAAGCATGTGCCATCTGATTTACGAATCTTGTTACTTCTTGCGTTGCTCCGCCGAATGTAATCTCGAACGCAGCTGCGGACTCTTCAGCTTCAAGGGCTAAGTTAGCCATCTCCATTGTTAAGTCTGCTAAAGCTTTACCTACTGCAATTACTGCACCGACTTTAAAAGCTGTTCCTATTTTTTTACCGAAGTTCTCCATAGGTGTTTGGGCTTTTTGTATTTGTTTACGACCTTTGCCAACTTCTTTTTCAAATCTATCAGCAGCTTTAGTACCTTTATCGAATGATTTTTTGGTTTCGTCTCCAAATTCATCTGCGGAGTCGGCAGCTCTTTCTAATGTTTTTTTAGCTTCCTTTAATGCAGACGAAAAGTTTTTGTCATCAACCGTAAGAATTGCGTTTAACTCTCCTACTGTTAATGCCATTATTTATTCCTCTTTAAACTGTTGTCGTAAAAACAAATCCAGTTGTTTATCAGTGTCAATTTGACTCTCGCCACTTTGTAATTTAAGTTGTTCATTTCTAATCAATTCTACAGTAACACTTGCACTGCTTAAACAATTGTACAACAAAATGAACCTGCGCCATGACAAGCCATCTTTAATGTTTGCCATTAAATCAATTTGATATTCTCTTTGAAAGTCTGCTTCGAGTAAGTTCCAGTTATTAAAGAACTTGTTTATTTGTCCTTTACGGGCTTCTCTGTCGAATCGACTTTCGGAGTCGCTTTTGGGTCAGCACCACCGCCAGTTAGTCCGTATATCTCTAATACATAACTTAAAATATCGTTTAACTGTGGTAATGATATACCCTGTTCTAACCAGTCTTCAATAACAACTTTGCCAAATAAAGCGTTTAATAAAACACCCATATCGGCTGTTGTTAAATTATCCTCGCTGCCCTTACGACTTGAAATCTTAGTGACCTCTAACATAAAAGCAGCGGAGACTGAAGCTGGTAAATCGTATTCTTTATTTCGGATTTTGACCTTTATAGGCTCATCTTGTTGTTCAGCCCACGCTGCATCAAAATCTTTAAATTGTCCGCTCATACGTTACCTCTCTTACGCGTCAGTATATGTGACTGCGCCTGTTGCTCTAATTGTCGCGCTCCATGTCATTACGTTGTTGACATCGCCCGATAGAGTAAACACTGTAGTACCTTTAAAAGATATAATTGAACCACCATTAGTAGTTAATTTATAATCAATTGCTGTATCGCCTTTACCGTTATCATAAAGCATTTCTAATCCGTCAGAGACAGCACCTGTAGCGTCATCCTCTAACCAAAAACCATTAAGTGTAAACTCAATTGCTCTTCTTATTACCTTATGTTCGGTGGCTGTACCACTAGCGAAATCCGTTACATCAGCATCAGTTGGACTGTTCGACATTGAAAAGTCGGTTATTCCTAAAACAGCGGTAAATGTTGAACCACCGTCTATAGAAGCCATCCATGAAGCAGTTTTTGCTGCTACTTTAGCTTGTGCCATTTCATTCTCCTTTTTTTCTAACTTCTGTTAGTACTTGTATCATAGACTTCAATTTGAAAATTGACTGTCCATTCGTGTCTGCCATTGTCATCACGTCCAATGTCAATTGGTGTGTTTTGTGCAATAACTTTTATAACACGACTACCACTAGATATTAGCGTAGTATTTGTAAGTCCTAACAACTCATCAAATATTTCTTTTGCAATATTATAACTAACTCTAGGGTCTCTTGTACCTCTTACTCTGCACTGTACATTAATGTCATTGTATGCGTGCTTGTCATCAGCAATGCCGCCATACTCTGAAACCATAACTACTGTATCGGGGCTGCTTGGCATAGTGCTTATAAAAACATTACCGCTAACACCACTTGTATCAAAACTACAGTTAGTAACATTCGTGCCTATCCATTCGGCTACTTCAGCAGCTAACATTATAAAGTTCCTTTAAGTACACGACCCATAATTTCTAATGCTTTTTTTGAGTTTTGTTGTAAGGGTAATTCTAAATACTTTGCTATACGACCTTCAGCATGACGATAGTCTAATTCTTCGTGTTGCCTAATTGCATAAGGTGTGTCATAGGACACGTAACCTGTTTTACCGTCAGCTGCAATTGTTACTTGTGCGGACTTCTCCATTAGTCCAGTATCTTTAGGCGCAACTTTTACTGATTCTTGTTTTATAAATTCTAATCCTAAAGTAATTGCTTTTTCATTAGCAGTCATTACTTTTTTCTTAACATCATCCCCAAACCAATTTACATTATAGTATTTAGCCATTTGAATCAACTCCTAAGTCGGCTTCTATGTGGCTTACTGCACTAAGACCATATATTTTATTAACAGTTAGTACAAAGTAAGTTACTGCGTCAAAGATTATCTTGTCTCCTATTTGTATTGTTTGGTCTTTCTCACAAAATAGTTTTGCATTAGCAATTGTTTCATTTCCTTCATCTGTTGATACTCTTGATTTAGATGGTTCTATTCTGCATCGTATTAATTCACTTGTATCAAAGACTTCGCCGTATGCAGACATGCCTTGTAGAGAACTTCTCGTTGCTGTTTGTTGCAGCAGCGGACTGATGATACCCATTATTCGTGAACTTGGTCATCAGAGATAGCTTTAGGTAAGCTATCGTCATAATTATAAAAGACTGCACTCCTGTAACCAAAGAAGCCGTAGTTGACCATAAGTCTCTTAGCTCTTGGCGCTAATATGTCGGGGTATTTATCTAAACTTAATCCGCCTAATTGCACAGAACCAGTTAACTCTAGTTTGTCAAAATCTTCTAATCCGAGTTCAACCATGTATTCCATTTGATATGCTGTTGAGTCTCTTAATATATCGTGAACATCACTATTAGTCGGATTACCGCTTGAATCAATTTTAAATGCAACGTTAACGTGATAATCAATTATATCTGAAGCTAATTGCAGCTTTTGTGTTGTTACTGAATCTGTTGAAGCAGTTCTACCAGTTGCAGTTTCATATTCCGCAGTAGTACAGTAACTAGGTCTTAAATAGACGTTGTTAACCATTTATTCTTCCTCTAATGTCTTTAATTTTTTTGGAGTTACTCTTCTGATACCTTTTTTGGTTTTCCACGCTCCGCCTTGTGAATCGGGCGCTTCAATAGCTTCTATTTTTTTGCGCATATCTTTAGGTATGCGTGTATCGTCTTCAAAAAAGATAGCATCGCCGTTAAGCATATACCAACTCATTGTTACTCTTCTTCTTTTTTAGGTGTTGCTTTAACCTTTACAGATTCTTTGATTGGAGTAAATCCCCATTTATCAGCTTGTTCATCTGTAATGTCTTTATAAATTACACCGTCTTTATCTTTATAATCCATGAGATAACTTTAGCAT